TAGCATCATTATAATGTAATATGTCAATTGATTTCTGATGCGTTGTGTATGCATATTTAACTTCATGCCGTTTCTGCAAGTGTACCGAACTACCAGACCCCATAACGTCAATTAGAGTTTTATTTGCTTGGTTTATAGAATATGTAAGAGTCCCACCCAAGTTTATAATTTCATTAGATGCCGCTGGCAGAGTTGCCGAATTCCATAGTGGACGCAGACAATCATCAATGTAACTAAACGCACGGTGTTGCTCACCATCTCCGAATATAGTCATGGGTTGGTCATTCAAATGTTGATACATCCAGATGCCTAGCACATTTCTATACTTGTCCCATATATTTTGGTTAATGCCATATACATTATGAGGTCGAATAATACACCAATCTAAACCAAATTGAGTGCCTGCTTGCTGTATGTCCAACTCACATGCCATCTTGGCTATTCCATATGGATCGATTGGATTGTAGGGTGCATCTTCTGCAAATGGTGGAGTTCCACTACCATATACCGCCATAGATGACGTGAACACTAGTCGTGTTACTTTGTGATTCACGCAACAGTTTACAATATTTGATGTTGCCACCAAATTGTTATTATAGTTAAACGTTCGAATAAACGGGCTAAGTCCCTCTGCTGCATATGCGGACATATGAAATACATACGCAAAGTCATTGTATGTAAATAATAAATCAAGTCTATCAAATTCCGATACTAAATCAAACTTATGAAATTCAACCGACTCTGGAACTATGTCTAAGAATCCACCACTCAAGTCATCAACTCCGACTACATGATAGTCGGTATGCTGATGAATCCAATGTGCAAGTCTACTACCTAGTAGTCCTGCAACCCCGGTGATTAATACCTTACCACTAACCATTTACTAGTTCAGTGTATAACTTGTTCTGACGTTCTTGCTTGCTTATGTGCTTTTGATGGTAGAACGAAAGTTCTTCATATGCAGGAATTCTTGCGAATGTTTTGAATCCAATCGGAACTTCATGTATTTGATTTTCCCATTTGATATGAGGATATGTGTTTTTAATTACTCTACACTGATAATCAGGGAAGTTAATCCATCCATTCTTATTGACATGCCAACCCCATTCCGAGACGTGCGATTCTGTTATACCCTCGACCGTATTAACTCGTGGAACATACATAACATCGACCGAACTATCGGCTATCATTTGATGAATATTTTCGAGAAATAATACATTTGGATACTCATCTGCATCAATATTAACTACATAGTCTTTGTTACACATTGACATCAATTCATTCTTCCATTTGGCGAAGTGTCCTTGGAATGAAGACTCACGTAACACTATATTGCCCTGCGATTTCTCGTGGTGTAAAAACTTCGTGAATTCGTTGTTTGCCTTTGGTGAATCTAGCAGAACGCATATTTCATCATCACTTCTTTTATGTTTAGTTAATATAGATAATAAATTTTTAAACTCTTCATATTCATCACACACTGTGATAGCATAACTAATACGTATCTCTTTCATAATGTTAATCAATTTTTGTTAATGTTGGTAAGTTGGTAAGTGACAATGGCACTTCTTTTGGAAATTCTGGAACACAATCGTCTATAATTTTTTTAAATTGAGATGTCATCTCTGTTAAAGAAAACTTTTTAGTGTTTTTTGTTCCAAGGGGTCTGCTTCTCTCGTGGTATTTGTTATAATGCTTGAAGATGTCCTTCAGCATCTTGGATGCTTTGACAGTGTCTACATAGAACCAACCACTTTCTTCAATTAATACATCTTTCCATGCAACTGATTTATGAATTTTCTGTATTGATCCTGATAATAGCACTGCTTTGTCTGCATCGAGGAAGTCTAGATGACCACTGAAGTTGGATGCTATCACAGGTTTGCCTGTGATGCTGAATTCTAACAGTGGTCTACCAAAGCCCTCACCTTTAGTGAATGAAACCATTGCCTTTATCTTCTTATGTCGATACAATGCATTCATCTCTCGGTCGGTCAACTCACCATGTATTAAATAAATAGGTGGTGTATTACCACCAAACTTACTTTTTATTGCATTTATGCGTGATACCATATCACGTTTATCCATCACCGATGGAGTTGCATTTGATGTTTTAAGAATCAATGCAGGTGGTGATGTCGTATGTTTAAATGTAGATATGAAAGTATCTATGAGAGTTCCCACATCTTTTCTATCATGTCCATGAGTGCCTTGTAACCAATGCCCTACGAATAGATATGCAAATGGTTGAGTTACAACTGATAGTGCATTATTGATGGAGGTCGTTGCATCTTCATCGAGTGCCTTGGTAAAAATGTGCTCATTGAATCCTTCGAATAGTACTTCGATCGGTTTAGTGACCCTAACTACACCAATATCACGTCCGTCTTGTTGTGCATTATATGAAGTATTGGTAAAGGAAAGTTTAGAATGTTCGGATGGAACTATATTAATATCCATTCGATTCATACCATCAATCCACGGTTTGGATACCACGGTCGATTCTATGCCAGCTGTGATTCCAATGTTGTATTTGCCTACTGCTTGAAATTCATTTGGTACTGTTACTTGAACCCATACGTCAGGCCTCTCCGTTAATTGTGCAGTCACTATATTAGACTTAATCCAGTCATGAAACTCATTACCTGCTTGGAGCGCTGTCATAGGTGTACTACCCCATAGTTGTGATATTATTTTAATATCAAACATGTCCATATTGCGAAGTGACATTACCAAGTCTCGTGCATGGTCTCCATATCCACTCCGAGTTTTTATAGGACAACTTATAACTAATCGTGGTTTACTCATAGTGATATGACCTCAAATGCATCTCTAACTTTAAATCGATTAATATCATCTGTTATGTTATGTTTAAATAAATCTGTCATTAATTTTATATTTAGTTTACCATCACCCATCAACCAAGTTCTACCTAACTTACCTATTTCACTGCGTATTTCTGCGGGAGTTAAGTATACCTCTCGGATGGCGTCGATGACATCATAATTACTAGCACGATCGTCTGTTATATATGGTGTGGGGGGAGAACCAACTACACTCACAGACGCAGGCCATATAGGAAATGCCCACGCACCCCACGACACTGCAGACTTCCACTTACGAATGTCATGAAGTGATCCAAGTTCAATATAGTCTGATTCGGTTAGATATGATTCACTCCCCTTGAAGGAGAATCCGCATTGATCTTGTAGACCACCTGTAACATTAACTATGATAGGAGTTCCTGCAGAAAGGGACTCTGCTGTAGATAGTCCAAACCCTTCATTAGATGCAATTCCTATAGTGGCATCTGCAATGTTATACAACAAATTCATATCAACGTCAGATAACTTCGCATCACTCAATGACTGCATTCAAATCAGTTCCGTTTACATCGACTCGTGTAGTGTGCATGAGCAAGTGTACATTATATCGATCCTCCACAGGCAATGCCATCAAGAATTCGTTGAATGAGTATATTACATCAGGTACCATTTTCCTTCTGATATTTCTACTATTATAGAATAACGTAAAATTGGAAGTTTTATCTGCAAATAACTTTTGACGCATGCTTATCAGTGATGGATCGGTGTCGTCTATTGGTTTAAATACATCAGTAGATATGCCATGTGGTATGTACGCAACTTTAATTTTACGTTTTTGTGTATCAGATGGTTGTATGTGTACAGGTGTGTGTGCATCATTAACACCCCACATGTTTTCAGAAATATCTACATCGGATATATCAATAGTGTCTCCATTGGTATCAATTAACTCAACCTCGTCGTTGTACATCCGTGTCAACGTACGTACGTTTATGCCGTAGGTTTGCTTGCTTATTGCATACAGTGAGTCACATGACGCATACGCATCAGCATTGAAGTCTGGATCGTTGCCAGAGTCCCAGATATTATAATATAATATGGGTATTTTATAATGATTACGAATTTCTCGTTCTATTTGGTATAACCATGTCCAAAATCTTGGGTCTGTGAAGTGTAGTATAGCATCTATGTTTTCACGTTCTATTATCTCTCGCAGAACCGTTGCATCACCATAACCGCCCCATGGATATAGTTTAACTGAGGCATCTGCTACTCCGGATTTTGCAATGGCATCTGCAGACAAGTCTATTATCTGACCCTGGTCTGGGTGATTTATGGCAGCACCTAATTGAACCCAATCAAATGTGTCAACTGTTCCAAGTACTATATCTTTCGAAACACCACCAACACCGGACGGTAGTCGTAGGTCGTCGGATAGTAGTAGTATTTTTTTTCTTTTATTCATTTAATAAATGTAATTTTATAAATTTTTATGTATAGACTTTAAGTCAGTATACTGTTCGAGTGATTTTTGAAATTCTATATCATTAATATACAAATACATTGCTCGATTTACCAATTTTTGTAAATTGAAGTTATTATCAATAGAAGTTTGTTTGAATTTTGCGTGAAGTTCTGAAAGAACCTTAACTGAAGTTAATTTTAGTTCATTTTGCATATATAGTGTTATTACTTTATTTATATATATAAATATATATAACAACTAGTTTTACCAAGAAAGAAAAAAAAACTCTCATGTTATGTCTGAGTAGTTTATGATGTAAAGAAGTTTTTGGTGCAAATATTCCTATTATAAAACTCACAATAAGTACAATTAAATTTACTAGGGTTAGGCAGAAACTTATCAGTCTTATCGACATGGACACTGTCAACGAATTGCATGAAATCATCTATTGCATTATTAACACTTCCCTTACCACTAGGTGGCACAAATCGCTGCAGACGTTTTTTCATATTAGCATATTGGGCATCGTTATCTATTTTTCGTTTTAAAATTAAGAACTCAACCGAAATCATATCCTCCGAGACACCTAGTAATTCACTAAAAAATCTTTTATATAATAAGTTTTGATTAGTCTTTGTTTTATCATTTTTATGATAACTACTCCACCCTGACTTGGATGTCTTTAAATCTATTATTACATAGCAACCACTTGCGTCCTTGAATACCAAGTCGATATACCCAATGAATTGAATGCCTGGTCGTATTTCTTTTTCTAACTTATATTCAATTGATTCTAGTTTCATGCCTGTAAGCTTAAACCAGTCACTTCGTTTGTCTTCTATGTACTTCAAGATTTCCAGACCATCCTGATAATGCTCTATTAATTCTTCCTTGGTTATCCACGTATCACGGTGTGCTGGGTCTACTTCGGATACTTCGAAGTATAATCTATCCTTGAGTAACTTCTCAGTATCAAGTCGTTGAAATTTAGTACCAACATTTCGCATGTACGGAAATAGGTTGATATCATTTACAATCGTATCTTCGTCGATTGTCTTTTTATTATATATAGTGTATAGGTATGATTGAACCGTGTCGTGCATGGCCGTACCGAATAATAGTGCTATGCCTGTTTCATTGATAGAAAGTTTATCTATGTATTTGTACTTGTATGCGAGTCCGCATTTTTTATACAGTCCGTACTGAGAATAACTAACTCTTTTTACTTTTGCTGGTTGAACTGTTGTATCGTTCTCCATATAAATTCTTTATATTTTCTATTAATAATTGTTGTTCATCGGGTGTGAGTAAGTTTAGGTTAAACTTAATATCACGTGTTCCTAACTCATAGTGGTCAGATAAAATATATTCAGACGCAGTGTCGATGGGTGACCCCTTTAGGTACTTACTCCATACCTTTTTCTTAGGTAGGATATCCATCAATACATCATATACCTGCTTTGGTTGCAGGTTATAAAATTGTAGTTGATTAATTAAATCTACATATTCCATATTCATTGATAAAAATCTATAAACCATGTATGGTGAGAACGATTTTCGTTCAGACTCTGACATAGAATTCCAGTAGTTATCTTTCTTCGCAGATGTAACTTGCGTTATATGATCGAATAATCCTTTGACTTTAATCTTAGAAGATTTTTCTTTTTTAATGCGTGGCATTTAAGTGGGTGGGTTCGTAATTTTATTATATATCATCGTAACTTTGTGTTGCAAGTCGGTGAGTGATCCATTATTGTCAATCACATAATCCCAATCAGTAAATTCATCAAGTGCACATTCGGATGAATGATATGAGGTGCATGTGGTTGTCCTGATTATTTTAATCAAAATGCCTCCCATATACCTTATATGCTGAGCTTCGTTCGGAAATCTAACGTCTGATATAATCCAGTTATCTACTAGTAAATTATAACTACTAAACATAGAATTAACCCATATATCTGGATGAACCATATCACGGCATGCATCCGTGCCAATGCGTTGTAATAAGTCACGCACGGTCATTTGATGCGTACTCACATATTCACCTCGTTTAATTGCACATGCAACTTCAGTTGAGTGATATGAGTACTTCACATTGTCGGAGAGGGTGCAATAATCCCATACCTTGGATAGTGTAGTATTTTTAAAGTCCTGGCACTCGAGGTCTTTAATACTGCACCCAATTAACTGCGCACATAGTTTTTTTATGGGATGTGCAAACTTCCGTATCTTAAGTTGACTATCCAACTTCACTAGCATGGATGCTAGTGCATCCTTACCGTGACCAATTTTACCGTTTATACCAATTATCATAATGTTTTTTTGTTAGTGATCCTATGGTTAATGTAGCAATCACCCAAGTGAGTCCAACTGGGTGAATTAAAATTAACATGCATGCAAGCATTAATATATATGTGATATCAATCTACCAATGTTTATGGTTTTTTTTCGTCTGATGGAGTTTTTTCTCCGAATATGCGTATCCAATTTTTTGCATATTCTGACTTCGTCACGTTCATTGGTCTTGGGGTAGACCCCTTTCCGTTTTGCCCAGGCTTTCTACTTTGCTCTGCCACTGACCGACACGTCTTTCGGCAGCAACTCGTTCAATAGAGTACCGCAATTTGTGCATACATACACTTTAATTGGAACAATTTGATCCTTATCAGTGCCAACTAGTAGTTTACTCACTCTTTTAAACTTATAAGACTCTAGAAACAAATCTCCGTTACATTTGGTGCATAGGATATCTTTAAAGTCACTTGCATTTAATGCAGGTCGTCGGGGTGGTTGAGTGGTGCCGATGTTATGTATATTTGACATTATTTAATTTTTATTTTAATTTTATGCTTTTTACCATCTGCAGTAGAATATACTGCATGAGTTGGTGTTATTGAAAATTTATTAAGTTTGAGTGTGTTAAGTTCATTGACGTAATAATTGCCACATCCTGGTTTTAAATATGCTATCGTAAAATGTGGATTGTATTTCGGAAACGAAGTCGTGTATGGTAGTTTTTTTAATGACTGATTCACTGAGTGTAAGTTATCTCCCATAACTTCGTATTTCAACACATCATAGGTGTCAGTTTTAAATAAAGATGGGTTGTGCATTATACAATTAGTAAACTCGTAAGTTTGTATGATGTCTGTAACTGCCTTTAACGTAACCTCTTCATGTAACCCATATAGCAATGTAGTATGGTGTTCATCTTCTTTACCATAAGAATTGCCTTTGTCTGAAATATATAAGTCAGATTGACTTATGAGATTATGTATTGGTTTGATTATGGTGGTTGCATTAAAGAATACCATTGCACATCCATAGTCATATGTCTGCTTACTATTTTCTCCGAGGATATTTTTTAATTTAATCATTTATATTTTTTGTATTTTGTTAAGAATTCTAATTTTGGCATTGATTCTAAATTTCCATTGGAATGTTTTACGATGTAGTCGTCCGACGTAACTAACAGGGCACCTGACGGATTCATAACTACCCAGTCAGTGAAGTCTGGTGTTGGCTTGTAGATGGAATGAATCCCACCCGAAGGCCGGCGACGTGCATCCATTAACCAATCAGGCCACTCGGACTCGTCGACCATTCTTGCTGCATTCATTTCGAATGCATCCAATATTGGCACCACTTCTACATATTGCGAGGTCATGATGATTTTTTATCTCGGACAGTCTCTTTCCAAACTGACTTTGGAATGTATGACCATCCGTCATTTGTCACAAGTTTATCAGCCAAATCGTCGGCCAGTCTCTTTATATTATCGTCTTTTTGAATTGTTTTCACAGGGTACCTATGTTTGTTATGTGTAAAATTGAATATTAACTATTTAGAGAATCGTTCGGTTAAGTTTACGATATCATGTAATAATAGATTGGCATTAATCTATTATTTCTAAGATTTTAATTATTAATGCCATTGCATTTATTTCCTGGTCTACTACGAACGAAGACTTGTATTGTGCGTCGTTTATTTCAATAATTAACGGTGCTACGTGTCCTTGTCCATACTCATCAATACGTTTATATAACGTATCAAATAACGAAACATAATCAGACATGCCCTCGTCCATCATCAACTGCCTAACCGATGCAAATCTATCCTTAATTGATTTCTTAGCAATTAGTATTTCAATGATAGCATCATCAAGTGCGTTTTGATTAAACGACAACCCACTTATATCAATAGCACCACTGTGTATTGATTGTTGCAACATACCCAAGGTCTTTCGTATGTCTGGATATGATTTATCTATAATGACTTTTAAATCACTTGGATTGAAAGTCAGTCCCTCCGTGTTGCATATCTTCGCAATGTGGATAGCAATCTCTCGCTTCGATGGTGGTTCTATCTTAAAGGACTGGCATCTACTTTGAATTGGGTCTATGACCTTCTCAACGTAGTTGCATGTTAATATGAATCGAGTCCTATCAGAAAATGTCTCCATTAAGTTTCTTAGCATTGCTTGGGCAAGTGGGTTCATTGCATCGCACTCATCGAGTACGACAATTTTCCACCTATGAAATCCAAGTGAACTAGCAAACCCCTTCACCTTAGTGCGAATGGTATCAACATTGCGTTCATCCGATGCATTTATGTAAATATAATCACAATCAATTGCACCCGTTAATATCTTAGAAGCCGAAGTTTTGCCAGTTCCTGGTTTACCGAAAAGGAGCAGGTGTGGTATTTCATCATTATCGATAAATGATTTTAGTTTATTCTTAACAACTTCGTTACCAATATATGTGTCGAATGTACTTGGTCGATATTTTTCTACAAATAAGTTATTCATTAGTTTTTTTATTTTTTATGGAAGCAGAATATTGGTTCATACTTATACCATTTAGTATTAAACTTGACTGTGTTTTTTACACTCGTAGACGAGGCATCTACTCCAATCATATTAGTCATAAGCATTTTATATTTACCTGTGTATACACCACCCAATGATTGAATGATATCAATCGAATCTTGTTCAAGTGGGTAGTATAAGTCTTTTCCGATTTTTATATCTGCAATATTCCACAGTATATATCTATCGGATGCTAGGTATTCATAAATAGTGGTGAGGGTTGGTCTTAAGAACTCATCCCGCCATGTGTCATATTGTCTAAAGTTATCCCACGATTGTCCTGTGTCTTTTTCACCATAACGTTCTCTATTAAAGTAGGGTGGTGAAGTGAATGCTAAATCTAGTTTACCTTTGTATTTTTGGAAAGAACTTTCTTGTGAAATTACTTCAGAACCTAAATTAAATATATCATAGGTGTTGTGACTCGTATCTTGTTTGAAGAATTTGGATAAGACCTCACCCCCATCAGTCAAACAGTTTTGATTATAGAAGTCTGCAACATATTCATATCGAGATATGCCAAGGTCGTCAATTAAGTTATCCGAATTTGGGTCGGTGCCTACGTAGTGAATTTTTCTACGTGAACTCATAGCACCTATTATGCGACCACCCCATCCAGCTGATGAGTCGTATATGGTTGCAACTTCGTCAGATTTAATATGATTGGTATGAGTTTCATACAACCATTTTGCCGTTAGTGCAGGAAAATTAACCGCAGGTTGCCCGCATGATAATTTAAATACTTGGTGTATCTTTGGAAATAGTGGAGTATCTTTCTCATACCACCTTATTAGATATGAGTAATGATTTACTTTCCCACTTTTTAAGGTCATTGTTGGTACAATCGAGTCGACATTTGATGTCTGTGAGTGAGTTAACCAACCATTGGAAACGCACGTACGTACTTCATCCGCAGTGAGTCTAAGACTCGAGGAATCGTCCGTAGACTTCTCCTTATGCTTTGCTATGAATATACCACAGTTAGACCACTCACCGTTGAATATACGACCTTCATGGACATCTTGGATGAAGTCAACTGGACTCTGTGCATTCCAAAATGGATTTTTATCACGGTCATGTACTAGTGTACGTGACCACGAGTACATAGCATCTCGACGAACGACTCGTTTCATTAAGTTAATAAATCTACCTTCCATCGCAGGATCGGCAAAGTAGTCGTATATAGAAAGTGCCGTATCGATGCTTTTACCTGTAGCAATTTTTGTTTTCATCATTGTAGGAAAAAACTGATTGACAGGGGAAGCATCTTTATTAAAGTTTTTCAATATACCAAGACTCGTCTCGTCGTCTGATTTATCTTTGCTCAAGAAGTCGCAGTTATTGTCTTTTAGTTTCTTAAGTGCTTTAATGATATTGGCCTCATCACGTCCAACCACAGGTGGGTTACCGTTCGTATCCCACTGGGTGACCATTTCATGTCGCAAATTTTTAACCCACACAACAAACTCAGCATCGGTCATGCTTAGTAACCGATGATATGTTATATTTGACTTAAAGTTGGTAAAGTTACCACGTTCGTAGAAATATTTTTGCATTGCGACTATGCTACTACAACGACCAGATAATAGTCGGATGTGTATGCACCTGACGTGAATTTGACACTTGCCAACCCACTTGTCGAAATGGCAAGGTGTGCACTCGTTGCATCTTTATTTGCCACTAAAATTTCTTTTAGGTACACTGCTGAGAATGAAATGGCACTTATGTCCGCAGGGCATTCGCAGTCAACGTCAATCGAAATTCTATTGGTGTTCGTCGATGAGTGTCCGATTACAATCTGACCTCTATTTTCGGCAAGTGGTACGAATGAAAAGTTTGTTTCTTCTGGTAGTGCATTCTTAGATTTAATAAATCTATTCGTAAATGCATCATCGAGTTTAATGGCAATATTAAACTCAGGTAACTTGCGAGTGGTTGGGGCGGTTGGTATGACTCTTGGATCTGCTAGTATGTAGTTAACTGAACTATGTGAGTCCTCAAGTGCAAGTGCAATCACTTGTCCATTGCTCTTTTTAACTCCAAACTCAATGTCGGTATTCAACACACTCAACATCTTAACTAACTTGGTTGTATCGTATATACCAAGTTCAATATCATCATGCTCAAACTCAGACCATGTAATATTACCAATAACTGTTTTGTCATCTGATATAAAGGACGTTGATAATACATCACCCTCTACTTTCCACATCACGGACTCAACTAGCCCACCTAGTGAATACTTCTGAATGAATGTATTTATACTATTCTTATCCATATCTTTACTTTTATTTATGTTTGTGTTTTAATTCGTCGTTTGTGATAAAACTCGTTTTGTGTGCGTGCGAGGTAATATAGTAATTAAATTAAGCTATTCAAAATTAGAATGAAAAGAACTGCGATGCAGTCTTATTCACATGTTTGTAACTATCCCAATTAAGTGCACTATAAAAGTCGTCTAGTTTATTCTCAAGAATACTTGAGAACATTTTATCTGAGTCCATGTATGAATTAATAAACTCAACAATAATATCAGGATCACCACTACCTTTAATACCCATAGACCGCAGTCCGTAAGAATTATCTTTCAGATAAATCCATACAATCTTCTCACCATTTTTAATAGGTGGATATTTTTTATTCAACTTTTTTAGTTTGATTAAATCATTGTAGTATATGGCAGCCTTGACGTGCGCAGGAGTTCCCTTTGCAGTATTACCAAACTGACCGTTGCCTTTGTACTTAGTGAGTCCTTTTACACCTGTTGGTTTGCATATATCTAATAGTGGCATGTTCTTTAAACCAGACTTAAAGGTATTGATCTTCACATCTACAACGTCTTTACCTACACCATCCAATAAATCATCAAGAATACCAGACATGAATATTTTAAATG